ATGAAGATGAAAAGGGAGAAAGATAAAATGAATAAAGAACAATTTATTGCATTAGGATTAACAGAAGAACTTGCTAAAAAGGCAGAATCAGAATCACTTTCAGAACTTAAAAATTACATACCTAAAACAAGATTTGATGAAGTAAATACAGCTAAAAAACAACTTGAAAATGATATACAAGATAGAGATAAACAATTAGAAAACTTAAAAATAAATAGTGGAAATTCAGAAGAATTAAAAAAGCAAATTGAAACATTACAAGAAGAAAATAAAAATAAAGATATTAAATATCAAGAAGAATTACAAGATTTAAAACTTAGTAATGCCATTAAGTTATCAATATCAGGTAAAGTTCATGATGAAGAGTTAGCAGCAGGTTTATTTGACAAATCAAAATTAATTTTGGGTGATGATGGAAAAGTTGCTGGAATAGAAGAACAACTAAAAGCTATTCAAGAATCAAAGAAATTTTTATTTAAAGAAGAGAAACAAAGTAGTCCTAAATCAGGTTTTAAATTTGGTAGTGATGGAGGAAATAATATAGATAACTCTAATCAACCAAGTAAATTGAGTATGAAAGATGCTATACAAGCAAAAATACAGTCTCAAATGGCTAAACAAGAGTAATTTTAAAGGAGGAAAATAAATATGGCAATTACATTAGAAGAAGCTAGTAAAAATGTACAAGATGATTTACAAATAGGTGTTATAGATGAATTTAGAAAGTCAAACTGGATTTTAGATAACTTAACATTTGATGATGCTGTTTCACCAACAGGAGGAGGGTCTACACTTACTTATTCTTATACAAGACTTAAAACTCAGCCAACAGCAGCATTTAGAGAAATAAACAAAGAATATATACCACATGAAGTAACTAAAGAAAGACATTCTGTTGATTTAAAGGTATTTGGAGGTAGCTACCAAATAGATAGAGTTATAGCTAATATGGGTGGTATTGTATCAGAAGTGGAGCTTCAACAAGCACAAAAAATAAAGGCAGCTCAAGCACTTTTTAATGATACATTTATAAATGGAGATAGTGCAGTAGATTCAAAAGCATTTGATGGTTTAGAGAAAGCTCTAGCTGGAAGTTCAACAGAATATAATTTAGGTGACAGTTCAATAGACTTATCTACTTCACAAGCTATTACAACAAATTATATGGCATTTTTAGATATGTTGGATGAGTTTTTAACAGGTCTAGATGGAACTCCATCATTTATAGCAGGAAATACTAAATTGATATCTAAGTTAAGAGCATGTGCAAGAAGAGCAAGTATGTACCAAACACAATTAAATAGTTTTGGTCAACAAATAGAATCATATGGAAACATACCATTTGTTGATTTAGGAGCAAAGCCTGGTACAAATGATGATGTAATATCTACAGATACTACAAAAGGAACAACATCATTATATGTTGCAAGACTTGGTTTAGATGGATTACATGGAGTATCAATGGCAGGTGTATCACCTGTACAAACATGGTTGCCAGATTTCACTACTTCTGGTGCAGTAAAAACAGGAGAAGTTGAAATGAGTGCAGCAATAGCTTTAAAAGCATCAAAAGCAGCTGGAGTTTTTAGAAATATAAAAGTTAAATAGGGAGGATTAGATGGCTAAAGTAATAGCACCAAATAGTCAATATAATGGTTTAAGTGCCAATGTATATTTTCAAAATGGGATTGGTGAAACCACTAATCCCATTTTAATTGAATGGTTTAATGAACATGGCTATAAGATAATAAATGATAGATTAGAAGAAAAAATAACTAAACCAAAACGTAAATAGGAAGTGATAAAGTGCCTTATGCAACAGAAGAATACTATAAAAACGATTATGGTGGAAATCTTATAGAAGATGAAAAGTTAATTAGTAAATTAGAAAGAGCATCTGACCAAATAGATGTTTTAACATTTAATAGAATTGTTACTATAGGTTTTGATAGTTTAACAGAGTTTCAAAGAGATAAAATAAAGAAAGCTGTGTGTATACAAGCTGATTTCATATATAAGTATGGAGAATATATTGACATGCCTTTAAGTGGGTATTCAGCAGGTGACATATCTCTAAGCTTTAATGCAAGTACTATAAATGGTATAACTACTACAAATGAAATAATTAACTATTTATCTCAAACAGGTCTTACTTGTAGGAAAATATAGATGAAGCTACCATTTCCTAGGTGGATTTTAGTTACACCTGTTAAGATATATAGTACTTATATAAGTGAAGATGGAGAGCCTATTGAAAGTTTGATACTTGATGGTATGTGTAACTATTCTGAAAAAACTAAACAAACTTTAGATAAAGAAAGAAAACTTATAACTTTAGTTGGAAAGATTATTTGTGAAGGTGACATTTATCCAAATAAAATATTGCAAGGATATATTGAAATACAAGGTAATAAAAGAGATATTTATAGAGTATCAAAACCTAGGAATCCAGATGGCTCAATTTTTTCTACTGAAATAGAATTAATTTAAAAAAAGCCCTCATTTTGTCTTAATATGTGCTATTATTTTGTTAAAAGGGGGGAGTTTTTATGATAATTTCAGATGAAGAATTGAAACTAGTTAAAAAAGATGCAGGTGGATTATTGGGAGCAGTAGGTGGTACTTATGTGGATTATTGTGGTGGAGTAACTGGATTAAAAGAAAATTCAAAAGGACAATTATTAATATTAAAAAATGGATTTTCGTTTGATAGTTTGTTTCAGAAAAAACTATTTATTCCACTTGATAATGTACTTAAGGTTTATAAATACAATAATGTGATATTTATAGACTTTATAGAAGAAGAAAATCAGTATAGAGTTGAATTTAAAGCAAAAAACATTGATAAGATAAAAGAGATGACAGATGCCATTAAAAGATTAAGTGGAGATATAGAGATAGAAAAACTTCAAGCTAGAAAGCAATTAGAGGATATTCCAGTAGGAGATGAGTTTATATACTCAAATGATTCTGAAGGAATTAATGTAAAAGAATATAAAGAAGAAAAAGAATTACCCTATTTATCTCTAACAGATATAGAGATAGCTTCTATTATAGAAGAATGTGGATATAATAAAGTTAACTCTATAAAACAAATAAATAAATTAACCAGTTTAAGTTTGACTCAGTGTAAAAAGATAGTTGATGATTATTTTATAAATAATAATTTGGGGAATATAGAAAAATATGATGCAATAAAAGATTCTAATAATGAAAAAAAACATGAGGATAAAATTAAAAAGCTTCAAGAAAAACAACTTAAGCTTGAAATGAAAAATACAAAACTAAATATAAAACAACAAAAAAATGCTATAAAACAAGATAAAAAAACAGCTCGTTGCCCTAAGTGTGGCTCAACATCTCTATCAGCACATAAAAAAGGTTTTGGTATAGGGAAAGCTGTTGTTGGAACATTAGTTACTTCTAATCTTATTGGTCTTGTTGCTGGAAATGCAAATGCTAAAAAAGTTAGAGTTACATGTCTAAAATGTGGTAAACAGTTTTGGGCATAATAATTATTAAAGAGTACTTGTTATATCAAGTACTTTTTTATTTTGGAGTTGATGGTAATTAAAAATCCATTTAGAAGTAAATTGAGTATTGATATAAAAATAAATAATACCAAAATTAATAAATTAAAAAAAACTCAAAGAGAAGCTGTTAGAATGACAGCAGAAGCTTTAAAAACAGAAATTAATACAATGCAAGTTGTGCCAAAACAAACAGGAGTACTTGAAGAGTCTGTAAGCATAAATTTGAAGTTACTTAATAAAGGTCAGCTTAAAATAACGTATGATACACCATATGCTAGACGTTTATATTATCATCCTGAGTATAATTTTAGGAAAGATAAGAATAAGAATGCACAAGGTAGATGGTTAGAAATCTTTACGGAAGGAAATAAAAAAGATTTCTCAGAAAAAGCATATTATAAATGCTATAAAAAGTTAACTGGAGTGTAAAATGTATCTTAAAGATATTAAAGAATGGTTAAAGGAAACTATAAGTGATAAAAATACTGCATTTTATATTGGTAAGATAGATGCTAATAAAGAAAAAGTAATAGGTATCTATAATAAAGATAGTAACAGTAATAAAATAGCTATAGGTGGACTTATAAATACATCAACATCCACTAAAGCTATTACAATTTTAATCCATTGGAGTAAAAACTGTGATACAACTGAAAAAATGTCTAGATGCATTTATGATTTATTTAATGGTAAAACAGTTGTCATTAATAAAGTAAATGCTTTTTTTATTATGAAAAATGATGAACCAGTATTTTTAGGTACTGATGAAAATGGAATTTATGAATATGTAATTGATTTAGATATAATTTATGAAAGGTAGTGATTAAATGGCTGGTAAAAGTGGAGTAGTACCTGTATATGACTTAACATTTGGAGTTAATACAACTGGTAGAACTGGTGATGCAGATACTATTGTTAAAGATGCAGAATCATTAAGTGTTAGTATTGATGGAAATATAGAAGAATGGAATCCTATGGATCAAGGTGGATGGACAAGAAGGTTAATGACATCTAAGTCTTTATCAGTATCTATGGGAGGAAAAAGAAATTATGGAGACCCTGGTAATGACTATATAGCAGGGCTTGCTTTTAAAAATGGACAAGATTGTAATAGTGTATTTTCAATCAATTTTCCAGACGGAGCAACTCTTAAATTTGACTGTATAATAAATGTAACTAGCATGGGTGGAGATTCTACTGCCACAGATGCATTAGAATGGGAAGCCTTAAGTGATGGTAAACCAATATATACACCTGCATCAGGTTCTAGTGAAAGCTAGAAATAATTATTAAGAGGAGTTAAAATATGTCAAATATAATAGATATATCAACAAAATTAACAAACGAAAAACCAAAAATAAAGATATCAGAAGATAAAGTATATACTGTGAATAATAGTAAAAATACTGTTCTCATAGTAAATCAGAGAATGTCTGAGAATAATTCAAATGAAATTGAGCTTATAGATGATGCTTTGAAACTATTACTTGGAGAAAAGGCATTCAAGGAAATAGATTCAATGCAACTTTCATTTGTAGATTACAAAACCATATTCATAGCAGTTATGGCTGCTATATCAGGAGAAACTTACGAAGAGACAGAAAAGCGATTTCAAAACTCAAAATAAATCTGATGGATTTTATGATTTATATGAAGATTGGGAATTAATAGAATCAAGTTTTGCAAAACAATATGGAATAAGACTCCGAACTGAGATTGATATGTCTTGGTCGGAGTTTTGTTCTTTATTGTCTGGAATTATGCCAGAGACACCTCTTGGTCAAATAGTATCAATTAGATCTGAAAAAGACCCTAAAACATTAAACAGTTTTACTAAAGAACAAAGAAAGATAAGAAATGATTGGATATTAAAACGTAATAAAAAACTTAGAGAAGATAAAAATAATTATTCTTCTTATATAAATAACTTTCAGAATTGGTGCAAGGAAACCTTTAGTTAGAAGGGAGGTGCATAGATGAGTATTAGTGTAGGTACTATAAATTTAGGTTTAAATATAAATCAGGGGACTTTTAATAAGCAATTAAGTGGGATAGCAAATGGAGCTAAATCAACAATTGGAAGTGCTTTTGGTGGATTAGGTAAAATGATGGGAGTAGCATTAGGTGCAACTGCAATAGCAGCATTTGGAAAATCATGTATTGATTTAGGTTCTGATTTAAATGAAGTGCAGAATGTAGTAGATGTTACATTTGGAAGTATGGCACAGGATATTAATGATTTTGCTAAAACTTCTATAACTCAAATGGGTATGTCAGAAACAGCTGCTAAAAGATATACTGGAACTATGGGAGCGATGCTTAAAAGTTCTGGATTATCAACTAAACAAGCTGCTGATATGTCTAAAACTATAACACAATTATCTGCTGATATGTCTTCATTTTATAATCTTGATTCAGAGGAAGCCTTTGAGAAAATTAGAAGTGGTATCTCAGGAGAGATAGAACCTTTAAGACAATTAGGTATTAACATGTCAGTTGCTAATTTAGAGGCATATGCAATGTCAAAAGGAATAACTAAAGCATATCAAGATATGAGTCAGTCTGAACAAACATTACTAAGATATAATTATTTACTAAGTGTTACAAAAGATGCACAGGGCGATTTTGTCAGGACTCAAGGCGCGTGGGCAAATCAGACTAGAATACTTTCAGAGCAATTCAATGCTCTAAAAACTACATTAGGTCAAGCTCTTATTAATATGCTTACACCAGTTGTAAAAATGTTAAATACACTTATACTTAAACTACAAGTCGTAGCACAACAATTTAAAGCTTTCACAGAATCTGTTTTTGGAGATAATGCATCATCTGGTGGTTTTGGCTCTATACCAAAAGATATTGAATCAATTGGAAATAACTCTGATAGTGCAAGTGATTCAATAGCTGGTATTGGAGATGCATCAAAAGATACAGCAAAAAAAATAAAAGGATTAATAAGTGGGTTTGATGAGATAAATACATTAACTAAAAATTCAGATACTGATGGCTTAGGAGATATGGGAAATGTAACTTCCCCTATTAGTCCTAATATAGATACAGGAAATTTATCAAAAGTAAATCAAGAGCTAAATAAAATGTTAGCAGATATGTTTAAGCCATTTCAAGATGCTTGGAGTAAAGAAGGTCAAGCAACTATTGATAGTATGAAATATGCTTTTACAAGTATAAAAGATGTAATAAAATCAATAGGTTCGTCATTTAAAGAAGTATGGACAAATGGTACAGGAACAGAAATATTAACTACTACTCTTCAGATACTTCAAAATATATTTAATGTTATAGGAGACATTAACAATGCTTTTATAATAGCTTGGGAATCTAATAATTTAGGAACTCAATTAATTCAAAGTATATCAGATGCTTTATTGAATGTCTTAAGGATTATTAGAGATATAGGTAACTCTTTTATAGAAGTTTGGAATAATGGTACAGGTATCGAATTTTGTACAAATATACTTAATTTACTAAAAACAATATTTGATATTATAGGAAGTATTGCAGGTGCATTTGATATAGCCTGGAAGAGTAATGAAACAGGAACAATATTAATACAAACCATATTTGATATGTTAAATTCTATTTTAGAGTTGATAAATAATATAGGTCAAACTTTTGTTGAGGTATGGAATAATGGCACAGGGGTAGAAATAAATACACTCATACTTCAAATATTAACAGATATCTTTGGTACTATAAATGAAATTACAGATGCATTTAGTATTGCATGGGAAAGTAATAATATCGGAAAACAAATAATTCAAGGAATATGTGATATTATAACTAATTTGCTTACACTACTTCACAATATGCAAGAAAGCTGTAGAGAAGCTTGGGAGGTTGTGGGTGTTCCGCTTGCAACAACTTTTTATGAAATTTTAAATGCTATTATAGGAGTAATTGAAAACCTAACAGGGAAGTTGGTAGAAGTTTGGGATAATGGAGGAGAGCATTTATATCTAGGAATTGTAAAACTAGCAGAAAAAATCTTTGAACTAGTAGGATATGTTATAACAGATTTTATAGCACCTTTTGCTAATGGCTTAATAGACATATTAGCACCAGCAATTTCTTTCGTTTTAGATGTGTTAGGAACTCTTGCTGATTATTTAACAAATTTCATAGATTGGTTATTAAATGAAGGTAAACCAGTTTTAGATACTATAATAATTGTTCTTGGAAGTATGGCAGTTGCTTTTGGTGTCGTAAAAACTGCATGTACAGTATTTGATACTGTTAAAAAAGGAATAGATATATTTAATGGTTTAAAAAATACAATATCAGCTGCTGGTGGAGTCATGAAATTAATTCCACAAGTTTTAGGAACAATGTTAGGACCATTTGGCTTAGTTGTAATAGCAGTAGGTGCACTTATAGCAGTAGGAGTGCTTTTATATAAAAATTGGGATACAATAAAAAAGAAAGCTACAGAAATCTTTGGATATATAAAGAATTTTATAAGTGGAGTGTGTAGTAAAATAGGCGGATTCTTTAGTTCAATGGGGACTAAAATAAAATCAGTCATAGATGCTATACCAGGTGTATTTAGAAAAGCATTTAATGGTCTTGTGAATATAGTAAAAGCACCACTTAATGGCGTTATAAAATTATTTAATAGCAGCCTAGGAAGTCTTAAATTTGATATTCCAGATTGGGTTCCTGGTTTTGGAGGTAATTCTTTTGGAATACCTAAAATACCTCTTCTTGCAAAAGGAGGTATCATTGAACAACCAACATTAAGTATGGTTGGAGAAAGAGGAACAGAAGCTGTAGTACCACTTGAAAATAATACACAAGGACTTGATTTATTAGCTAACAAAATTATGGAAAGAATGAATGGCTTAGGAAAAAACAATAATACCAGTGGAGATTTAACAGTAGAATTAAAAATGGATGGAAATAAAATGGGCGAAGTTGTAATAAAAGCATTTAGACAAATGGAAAGAAAAACAGGAAAAACAATATTAGAATTATAAGGAGTGGTGATATGTTATCTATAAATGGTGTAGACATAATTGCTCCTACAGTTTTTCAAGTAGATTTAACTGATATAGATGGAGAAAGTAATAGAAATGCAAAAGGAGAGATGTGTCGAGATAGAATAGCAACTAAAAGAAAGTTAAGTTGTGAATGGGGTATTTTAGGTTCAAGTGAAATATCTATACTTCTAAATCAAGTAAAAGATGTGTTTTTTAAAATAACATATCCAGACCCTGTTTTAGGGCACATAGAGACAAAGACTTTTTATGTAGGAGATAGGTCTATGCCTGTTGCATTAAAAAAAGATAATAATATATTTTGGCAAAGTCTAAAAATGAATTTTATAGAAAAGTAAGGAGGTATATTCATGGATATAAAAATAAGCGATAGATTACTTTATCAAAAGGCTTTAAATGAGGTTGTAAAACTTCAAAATGATTTAATCATACAAAAAGCTATTAATGATGAAAAAGATACTTATATTATTGAACTACAAGAAAAATTAGCCGAGTTTGAAGAATGTGATAATAATGAAAGAAACTAGTCAAGAATATAAAAAAGCAATCTTGGAAAGTTCAAGGATTATAAGTTCTAAAATTATAATAAATGATGAAAAATATACTGATGAAGATATAATATCTATAAATATAGAAGAATCTATTTTAAATAATGAAAAGTTTGAACTTGGTGGAGGAATAGCTACATCAGTAAACGTAGAAATAAATAACTATTCTAACAAATTTAAAGACTATAAATTTAAAAATAAATGGTTTGACCTTTATTTTTATATAGAAATAGCAATAAATGAATATCAATCAAGAATAGAAGAAATTTACTTTGGAAAATACTATATATTTGAAACAGAGTTAAGTGGAAAAATAATAAAACTTGAATGTTATGATACCCTTATATTAACTGATAAAGCCTACAAACCAAATATAGGATTTCCAGCAACTGTTTATGATATAGTTGTAGATATAGCTAACACTTTAAATCTAAAATTAAGTGACAAGATAGTAAAACGTAGATTCAATAATAATGACTTACTTATAGAATATAAGCCAAATTCAGATGAAGCTACATATAGACAAGTTTTGATGGACTGTGCAGTCATTGCGGGGTCTTTTTTGATTGTTAAATATGGTGAAATAGAATTTTTAGACTTAATAGAAACAGATGTGCAAATCACAGGTAATAGTTGGTTTGATGTAACTATAGGTAGTGAATCTAATAAAATAAATTTTGTTGATATAAATGGAGTAGTTGCTGGAGACCCTTTTGAAAATGGATTACAATTAAGTGTTTTGTTACTTGATTACAATAAGGAAAGTGAGATAAGAAAAGTCGCACAAAGCATTTTAAATAAATACAAGAATTTTGTTTATACTGGTTTTAGTATGGATTGGCAGGGTGATTTTGGACTTGATGTAGGTGATAAATTAATTATATATGATAAAGATGATATACCACAGGCTACATTTATAAGTGATAATAAGATAAATTACAATGGTGGCCTTAGTTCTACAGTTAAAGCAAAGATAGATAAAGAGGAAGTTAGAAGTGCATCAAGGACTATACAAAGGCTTGATAGTAATTTAAAAAAACTTGAGAGTGGCTTTATTCAAACAAATGAAAGTATAGAACTTTATGTAAAAGAAATTACAGATAAACAAGAAACTTTAGAGTCTAAGTTTGAAATATTGTCTGGTAGTATAGAAGCTATAGTACAAAGTACAGTTGATGAAGCAGTATCAAAGATTGTAATTGACACTGAAAAAATAGTAATGGAAGTAACTAAAAAAATAGATGGTGAGTACATAGTATCAACTATTAACCAATCAGCAGAAAAGATAGAGATGTCTGCAATAAATATTGATTTAGAAGGATATGTTACTTTCAATTCTCTTGAGGATGAGGGAGAAACTAGAATAAATGGTAGCAATATAATAACAGATACTTTATCTGTTGATAAGTTAAAATCAAGTACAGATAATCCAATTATTCATCTATTTGTAAATGAAGAAAGAGGAATTGATTGCTCTATTGATGCTACAGCCCAATATGAAGAGGGTATTGGAGATGCATTAAGATACAAGAGGGACTCTGAAAATTATTTATGTATTAGAGAAAATTCTTTTGGGCTTTATCAAAGTGGTTATCCAGAATATGAGGTATTTAAATTTGGCAATAACGAAAATTCTTGTTTTATAGATACTGTAAATGGGAAAATATCTTTTGAAAAAGATAAAATATATTATGAAAATGCAGGAGTTAAAAAGAGAATATTATTAGATGGTGATTCTGGTGGCAGTGGTGATTCTGGTGGAGAAGTAGTAAAACCACCTACTGATGCATTTTATATAGTAAAAGATTATAAAAAAATACAATCTGTACATGGTGGATATAATTTCTCTACGCAAATAATTAATGGCAAAGAAATTTTTTGTTGTTGTTATACTGGAGTAGCTGGTATGAGTACTTATACACCTTATGTGTATTTTCGATTAGATTTGTTAAAATACCAAAAATTTAAATTAGTTATTATTTTCGATTTAGAGTGTGCATATGCAACTGGTGGACTTTCACCGCCTTCTTCTGATTGGACGAATACAGTTACTCCCGAAATAGAAGTATACACAGGTCGAACAATCGCTAAAAAAAATTTAACATTCAATTTTGATACATTTCAAAGAAAAAATATTGTTCTTGAACTAGAGTCACCTGGATACACAGAGACAGATGTATATATTAATAATCATTTAACCTTTTATGGATTTATTGAATGTAATCTATATGTAAAAGATTTTTGGATACAATCATTATAAAAAGCAGGTGAGTAAAAAATGAGAGATAAAACTTATACCATTGATTTGAATACGAAAGTATATTCTGTGCCAATATATAAACAATTTGACAATCTAATCCCCTTTTCAATAAGATTGGTTGAAGATGGCAAAGAGGTAGATTTAGAGGGATATACAGCATTAGCATTTTTTCAGAATGATAAAGCACTAATTCAAAAGAATTGTATTATAAATGGTAACATTGTAAAGGCTATTTTAGATAACAACATTCTAGCATTACCTGGATTAATTAAGGTAGAATTTCAATTTAGAAAAAATCAAGAGATAGTAACTACTTTTCAGATGAAAATACAAGTCGAAGAATCATTAGACAAAGATAATGCTATAGAATCAACTCCTCAATGGGATTTATTAGGACAAGCAATAATTGATATTACAAATTCAATAATTGATATAAATGACACTAAAGATAATTTAATAGAAGATATAAATACTAATATAAGTACCTTAAATAGTAAGATTGATAGTTCTGTAGATTTGATGACTCAAGATATTAATATTGCTAAGGGGAATCTAGTAGATGATATAGCAGAGTTAGCTACAAAAGTAGATGAACGTGTAGCACTGGAGATATTTAATGGAGATTATAATAGCTTAATTAATAAACCAACTAAATTATCTAATTTTGAAAATGATGCAGGGTATATAACAAGTTCAGATATAGATAGCTCACAAAATCATGTTCATACAAATAAGACTATTCTAGATGCAATTACACAAGACAAAGTGGCAAGTTGGGATTCTAAAACAGATTTCGATGGTAATTACAATAGCTTAACAAATAAACCAACTAAAGTATCTGATTTTGAAAATGATGCAGGGTATATAACAAATTCTGATATAGACACATCACAAAGTCATGTTCATAATAATAAAGCTGTTTTAGATGGAATTACACAAGATAAAGTTATTGGTTGGGATTCTAAATCAAATTTCGATGGAAATTATAATAGCTTAACAAATAAGCCAACTAAAGTATCTAACTTTGAAAATGATGCAGGATATATAACAAATTCAGACATAGACACATCACAAAATCATGCTCATAACAATAAAACTGTCTTAGATGAAATTACACAGGAAAAAGTGATAAGTTGGGATTCTAAAACAAGTTTTGATGGTAATTATGAGAGTTTAACAAATAAACCAATTCTATTTAATGGTGATTATAATAATTTAACAAATAAGCCAAATTTAACTTCAAAAGCAATAACAGGATTAAATTTTTGGACTGGAACGCAAGTACAATATGATAATATAGTGACAAAAGATTCTAATACCTTATACATAATAAATGGGTGATAAGATGTTTAATATAAACAATAGAGAGGCAAAAAATATATTTCTAGGTGATAAAGAATTAAATAAGATTTATTTAGGAGACTACTTAATTTATTCTAAAAATCAAACTACTTCACTTATTAAAGTAGAATTAAATGGTAAATTTAAACCAACAAATGGAATAGGGAATAATGTAAAAACTATGAATGATAAGTTCATAATAGATGTTAATAATAAAAACATTGTAGAGTTCTTAGAAGGAATGAATAAAATTCTTATTTCAAGGGTGGATGTTAAAAATCTTGATGATGAATATATTTCAGATGAATTAAATTCAAAAAGTGCAGGATTTACAGGTATTTATACTAAAAGCACTACATTAGGAATAAAGGTAAAATAAAAGAGGTGATAAAGTGCCAGCAAAAGGTCATGCTAAAATAGAACTTATAGATAGTTCAGGAAATTTAGAAATATATGAAGAAAATAATATAGTTACAAATGCAGTTAAAGATTTGATTAGTGTAAATTTAAATGCTCAAATATTACCAAATGAATTTTTTCCTTTGAATATTTTTTTTAAAGGAATATTATTATTTGACAACAATATAGAAGAAAATCCTGAAATTACTGCTTTGCCACTTGGAGCAAATTTAATAGGCCATGCAGGAGAAGAAGTTAATGAAGATGCTAATAATATTTTAAGAGGGTCACCAATTTTACAAGAATGTGAACAATTAGATAATGGGTATAAATTTGTTTGGGAATTTGACAAGACACAAGCAAATGGGACTATAAAGTGTATTTGTTTAACTCATAAAGATGCTGGTAATTATGGTTTACTTGATGTGGTTATGACAGCCTGTCATTCATCTTACAGGTCTTTTGAAAATATACCTACTATAGTTTCTGCAGATTTTGAGAAAGGGTATGTATATACATGTGAAAATAATAATTCAACTGGAGATATAAAAATATCAAGGTATAAACATAACTTTTTAGAATTTGGTATTAATGATGAACCTAATTCTTTTAAATTATTAGAGGCTAAAGTCTTATCTGGAACTGAAATAGGTATGATAAAAAGAGCAATAAATTTTTCAAGTGGTGGAGATGGTTATATATATGGTTTTAGTACCTTAGGAAATAGTACAGGAAATGCAACTCTTAATATAATTAAAATATCAGAAAAAGACTTTAATTATACAGAAGAAAGTGTTGTTCTAGAAAATACGTTTTTATATGCTTCTACAGGAGCAGTAAGTTTTTTTCCTGTAAATAATAATTCTGTATACCTAGTTACAAAAGATGCATATTCATTTTATAAATATAATTTTTTAGATAAGACTATTAAATTATTAGAAAGTGATAGAGTTGTTAAATTTGATAATAAAGGTTATCTAAAATTTTCTTCCAATGGAGGAAGTTTATACTCTAAAAAAGTGGTTGTAATTAATGATAAAGTAAAAAAATATATTGGAGAACCTTATGGTGTTAATATTGATAATACAACTTACACATATAATAATTATTTTGTGACTTTTTATACAGGTAGCAATACCTTTATGAGTGTGTATCATTTGAATGCTATGTTAACAACAATAAATAATTTAACTACACCAATTGAAAAAACTTCTGATAAAACAATGAAAATAATATATACAATAACAGATATGTAAGACAAAGAGTAGGGCTATTATAATATAGTCTTTTTTATTGTCTAAGAGAATTTTATAAAAGGATAAATAGCATGATAGAATTGGAAAATAGAAAATTAGATAAAATATATTTAGGTGAAAGGAATGTAGATAAAATTCACTTAGGTAGTATAGTAGTTTATTCTAATAATACAGAAATTAAACATACTAAACGTTATGGAGTATATCTAACAGCCAATAATAAACCAGAGCCTTATGAAGCTGCATCAAGTCAAAATACTTGGGGAGCATATAGAGCATTTACTGAAACTTTAGGAGATGATTTAAACTTAACTGGGCTAAAACAAAACTCAAGTCAGTGGGTTCAAATAAAATTAGATAAAGATATAAGAATATGGGCTATTAAAATGCACTTTAGAACAACAATATCAAATCAAGATACTGCACAAGTTCCATTTAAATTTAAACTGCTAGGCTCAAATGATGGTTCTAGTTTTACAGAATTATATAATTGTGAAAATTGTAATCCAGATTTGTTTTGCAAGTGGAAGGATGATATTTCTAAGTATGATTTTTCAGATGCTGAATTTATAGAGGTAACTTGTAATAATAAATACCAATATTATAGAATTGAGTTTTTTAATACACAAACCATATCAAAAGGAATAGTAACTAGTACAGAAGCAACAGAAGTTAAAATAACCTTATTAAATTTATATCAGTTAGAATAGGAGGTCACTATGGAACAGCTAGTAACAGAATTAAGTAGTTTGGGAGCAATAGGAATACTATGTGCCCTTTTATTCAAAAACACAATGCAAGAGAAGAAAGAAGATAGAGATATGTATAAAAAGACAGTAGAAAACTTTATCGAATTATCTACACAACAACAAGAAATTAATAAAAATGTATTAATAGAAATGGGAATAATGAAGATAGATGTACAAGAAATAAAAGAAAATGTATTGGATCTAAAAGACATATTACAAAGATAAAATAGTTTTTAACTAGAATCTTATAGGATTATTATAACTATAAATTGTTTTATTTTCTCTTTTTTATTTCTACTAATTTCGATCGAACTTATCTCTTTTATTTATTATTTTACTTATTTTTATATGATGATTTACCTTAATTGACATATCTTATCTAAATTATCATCAAAACACACATAGAAAAATAATAATATCTTTAAAAGATTTTTCTTATTTGATATAATTAAGGTTATGTGTAATATAAGAAATTAACTAGGAGGAATAGAAGTGAGCAAAAGAAAACAAGTAACAATACCTATAGAGAAAATACAAGAACAAGATAAATATATAGAACAAATACACAGACAAAATGAAGAATACTTCAACAGAACTGGAAAGAGAAAACTCGTGTTTACTCAAACCTTTGGATGCCAAATGAATGAACATGATTCAGAAAAATTATGTTCGATGCTAGAAGAAATGGGATACCAAATGTCAATGATGGCTGAAGAAAGTGATTTAATAATATATAATACATGTGCAGTTAGAGAAAATGCAGAGCTAAAAGTATATGGAAACTTAGGTCAACTAAAGCATCTAAAAGGAAAAAATCCAAATATGAAAATAGCCGTATGTGGATGTATGATGCAGCAACCACATGTTGTGGAAGAATTAAGAAAAAAATACAAACATGTAGACCTTATATTTGGAACACATAATCTATATAAATTTCCACAACTACTTACAGAATCAATGAATTCTGACAAAATGTTAGTAGATGTTTGGGATGTGGATGGAGAGGTAATAGAAGGTCTTAGAAGTAATAGAAAATTTGAACTAAAAGCGTTTGTAAATATAATGTATGGATGCAATAATTTCTGTACGTACTGTATAGTTCCATATACAAGAGGTAGAGAAAGAAGTAGAACACCTGAAGATATAATTGATGAGATAAAAGAACTTGTAGCAAATGGAACAAAAGAAATAACTTTACTTGGACAAAATGTCGATTCTTATGGTAAGACACTTGAAAATCCAGTTACATTTTCAGAACTTTTAAGAAAAGTAAATGAGATAGAAGGAATTGAAAGAGTTAGATTTATGACATCTCATCCAAAAGATATATCTGATGAAGTAATATATGCAATTAGAGATTGCGATAAGGTATGCGAATTTTTACACTTACCAATACAATGTGGAAGTAGTAGTCTTTTGAAAAAAATGAATAGACATTATACGAAGGAATATTATTTAGAAATAATAGAAAAGGCTAAAAAAGAAGTACCAGACATTGCGTTTTCAACAGATTTAATGATAGGTTTTCCAGGAGAAACAGAAGAAGATTTACTGGATACTTTAGATGTAATTGAAAAAGTTAAATATGATTCAGCTTTTACATTTATTTATTCCAAAAGACAGGGAACTCCTGCTGCTAAAATGGAAAATCAAATACCAGAAGAAATAAAACATGAAAGATTTAATAGAGTATTAGAAGCTGTAAATAGGATTTCAGCAGATATAAATAATGGATATAAAAATAGAATAGTTGAAGTTTTAGTTGAAGGAAGAAGTAAGAATAATGAAAATAAATTTGCTGGTAGAACTAGACAAAATAAACTTGTAAATTTTGAAGGTGGAAGTGATGATTTAATTGGAAAATTAGTTATGGTTAAAATCACTGAACCTAGAACCTTTTCATTAAATGGTGTACTAGTAAATAATTAA